CACCGTGCGGCGCTCTTCGTCGGTGGCCTTGGGCGGCGCCGGCTGCTGATACTCGGTCCAAGGCCCGCTCGGCGGCGGCGCGGCCGGCGTATTCAAGCGGTCGAGCTGGCCGAGCACCTCATCGCGTGAGCGGACGATGATCGGCCCCGTCGCCGCCGGCGCTTTCGTCGTCTGGTATTCCTCCCAAGGCCCAGCCATGCTATTTCACCGTCAGAGCGAGTTGCCAGTTCTTCGGATTGCCGGGATCGCCGCCGAGGAAGCGATAGCCGTCTTTGACCGTGCCGACTGCCGGCGGCGCTTTCTTTGGCGCTGCGGCGGCTGGTTGCGGCGCTGCGGCGGGCGCTGCGCCTCCCTCGAAGGCCTGGCCGTAGTTCGTCAGGTAGTCCTTCCCGCTCTGGACTCCCGACTGTCGCTCGATCCGGCGCCCGTATTCGTTGTAGATGTTGTCATAGGACGTCTTTGCGCTGGCTGCCCTTTTTTCGATGGTGGCCTTCATCTGCTTCCGCGCATCGTCGGACAAGAACGGTGAATTGCTGAAGATTCGCGCCGTCTTGAATCCGAACGTGTCGGCCCATGATTGCGCGTACCTCTGCACCGTAGCGTATTCGCCCTCGCGAACCACGCTGCCGGGGTCCATCGCCTTTGCGAATGCGTACAACAGGGCCTGATCGTCGCCCGCGTTGCCGCCGCCTTTCTCCCCAAGGCTCTTCACGAAGTTGTTGGCTTCCCCGATGACGTTGTAATTCTTCACCATCGGCTCGTTGTCGAACTGGCCGGCGATCTGTAGCACGCGCTGGCTCTGCCCCTGCGTCAATCCGGCGGCGGTCGCCTGGGAGATGCGGCCTTCCATCGCCCGATTGTGGCGTGCGGTTTCCTTCGCCGCGGCCGCTTCCCGGTCCAGGCGAACCTTTTCCGCTTCGAGCCGCGCCTGTTCCTCCGGCTGAATTGGCTTCGTTCCGGCCGCCGTCTGTTCCGCCGTCGTCGCCTGTGCCGCCGCAGTCCGTAGCTCGAGCGGTTCCTTTTGTTCCTTGAATGCCCGTTCCGCTGCTTCGCGCTTTTCTTTCAACTGGTCAGCCATCGTCATGAACTGCTGTCCGAATGTCTGTGTAGCTTCCAGATCGAACGGCTGCGCCAGCATCTGGTTGGCGACCTCTTGCGGTATGACTTTTCCGCTGACTAACAACTTGATTCTGAAGTCGCGGTCCTGCTGATTCTTCGAGGCGAGACCGGCCTGGCCGAGCATCCGCAGGTATTTTTCCTGTTGCTCCTCCTGGGCACGCTGCTGCTTGATGCGCTGCTCCTCGAGTTCCGACTGTCCCTTGAGGTATTCCGTCCCAAGCTTCGGCCCTAAATAGCCCAGCGTCTGCCCCTGCGTCAGGTCCTCGCCGGCAAGCGCCCGTCGCTGGAATTCCTGCTGGCCGGCGTTCGCCTCGCGCAGGCTCTCGAGCTTGAACTGCTCCTGCTCGATCTGCGAGCGCCTCAACTGCTGCTGCTCCATCAGGCCGCGGAGCGTCATCATCTGCCCCATCTGGTGGATCGGAGACGGGACGTCCAGGTTGATCTGGGGGGAGCGGAAGCCGAGCGCGATCTCAGGATTCAGAGCCATGTTTGCCTCACGGTGCGGTGGTGACCATGGAGAGCACCCAGACGGCGAGCCCGGCCGCTACCAGGTTGACTCGCGATGTCGTATTGAACGCGGCGATCGCGAATAGAACGAACGCCAGAATCAGGAGAACGAGGCGCAAGTTGATCATTTGTACCCTCTCGGCCAGTAGGACGGGTCCAGGGCGGGATTCTTCGGACCCGGCAGGTTCCAGAGCTGCGGTGTTGATGGATTGCCATAGCCGCCCATCCAATCCTTCATCAGGTCCTTCTGCTGGTAATATCCGCCGACGTGGCCGGCGGCATTCCCCACGCCCTGGAGAGCGCCACTCCAGGCATTCGCCGCCCCAACATTTCCGGCCGCCTGCGCCGCCGCGCCGCCGGTCATCAGGTCCGCGATCGACCGCTGCGTCCCGAAGGCGTTCGACGCCTGCAAGGCGGCCGCGTTCTGCATGGCGTTGCCGCCGTACTCGTTGGCCCCGACGTTCCATCCGCCGGCCGTCTGAGCCGCCCCGGTGCGTAGCGCCGCGGCCTGCTGCGCTGCCGTCATCAGGTTTCCGCCGGCCTGCCCGCTCGTCCGGACGCCCAAGTCCGTCAGGCTGCTGAAGCGGTTGAATCGGTCGCCCTGCTGCGCGCGGAATCGGTCGAAGGCCGAGCCGAACTCGCTCGAGGCGAGATTCTGCGAGAGGTTCGCCGCGGCCCGCAGGGCGCCCCCACCGAGCGCGCCACCTCGAGCCGCCGCCGACCCGGCGAGAGCTTTGTTCGCCTGGTCGATGCGGAACTGGTAGCCGGGATCCAGCGACTTCATGTCCTCGAGCGTGAAGTCCCGGTTGAGTTGCCCCCCCGGCGCCATCATCTCGCCGAGCGATTGAGCCGCCTGACTGCCGAGCCCGAGGTATGGCGCGAGGTACTCGTTGGCCTCGCCGGCCGCCCCGGTGATGCCTTGGGCCCCGGTCTCCGCAACGCCGGTGAGGTTCGTTCCCGCGGTCCCGGCCGCGCCGAGCACATCCGCCCGCGCCTGCTCCGCGGCGGTCCCGATCTGCGGGTTGTACTGGCCGAGCGTGTCGCGGAACCCTTGCGCCTGGCGCAGGGCCTCCTCCTGCTGCAACCGGCCGGCCTTGTTGGCCGCCCGAGAGCCGAGGATTCCGCCGAAGATCGACGTTCCGGCCGATATGGCCGCCGGGATCGCTACTGCTGCTGGCATGGTACAACCCCCTAAGTCGCGCTAGAATAGATAGATAAGCCGGTCATCACCCGGCAGGAGAGCCCCGCCTTGACAACCAACGGAAAGACCAACGGCAAGAACCGACTCGACCGCATTGAAGAACTGCTCAATATGGCGGCCGCCCAAACGGCAGCAACGGCTAAAGAACTGCGCCAATATGCCAAAGAGCATGATCGGGAAATGAAAGAGATGCGAGTAGAGCACCGCCGCCATCGCGCAGAACACGTGCGCGACATGAAAGAGATCCGGTCACTGTTCAAGGACATGATCAAGCGCATAGCGGTCTGACGACCTTCGCTGGCGCATCTCCGCGCCAGTGTCGCGTTCTCCGGGTGATGCCGGGGCATGGGCGGCTACGTCAAGGCCGCCCGCAACAATCGCACCTGACCCCGTTTCCGCCTCACGGCGGGCCAGTGTTTCCGCCTGTATTTCCGGCGGGCTGATGCCTAGGCACACCTGATCCCAGAGCTGCCCGTCCTTGAGATAGCTCGCCGAGTTGACGCCGAACGAATGCATCCCCGCATTGATGGCAAAATGCAGCGCCAGGCGGTTCGTCGCCGGTATGTTGGTGACGATCCGCCGGCAGGGCGTGTGCTCCCACATCCACGCCGGCAGGAGCCGCGCCGCCTCGAGTCCCACGTCGCCCCAGGCGTGCGGCAGCACGCAGGTATGCGCCTCCCAACAGATGGCGTTCTGCGGGTGGAATACCCAGAGGCCGAGCAGCTCGCCCGCGTCCCGCGCCAGCACGTACCAGATGTGCTCGCCCTCAGGCGCCCGGTAGTCCGAGGCCGCGGGCGATCCGTCGTCTGAGATGTGCGGCCAGATGCGCGGGTGTGTCATCACCGTTCTCACCAGGGCGTAGTTGTGCGTGCGCTCGAATGTGATCAATACCATTCGGTCCATCGGCTCACAGTGGCCGAACCGGTCGTAAAAACTGTGTAATAGTAAGTTGGCAATACCCAAAAGCACACACTCTGCTGCGCGACAGAGGCTCCGACGTTGTACGCTTGCGCCACTCCGGTTATTGGACTGCTCGCCGAATCGCATAAGACATCAACGAGCACTCCCGCCCCTAGCGCGGCCGTGACGGTCACCATCATCGGCTTGCCCGTCATATTCCGGTACACCCCGTTAATCGCCCGCGATCCGGTGACGACTTGCTGCGTTGTGACGCCGCCACTGGCGATGCCGGTCAACAACGAGCCATCGCCTCGAAACGCCGTAGCGCGGCACGTCCCGTTTACGTCGAGTTTGAACACCGGCGCCATGCCGATACCGACGTTGCCCGCCTGTTCCACCTGAACGCGGCCCGCGCCGAAGCGATCCGAGATGTGGAACGCGCCGGCGACATCGCAACCGAGCCAGGTTATTAGCCCGCCAACAGAATTGGCGAGGCCAATCGCGTAGAGTTCAGACGCTGCGTTGAAGACTCCCCGGCCACCATCGACTTGGAGTTTGTAACCGGGACTCGACGTGCCGATTCCGACATTGCCGTTCACGGTCGCGATCGTTAACGCCCGCGCTCTAACGCCACCCCCATCTGTATAGTCGAAACCGTAGCCCGAAAAACTCGTCTGACTGCCATACAGAATGAGGTAGCCAGAAGCCCCGTGACGCTCAATCTGATAGTAGGACGAAGCATTGCTAGAGTCGTCCGTCGCCAAGCGGATTGCGCCGCCAACGACGTTGAACTTGTCCAGAGGGTTCGCCGTCCCAACGCCAACGTTGCCGCCGAGCGGTTGAAACGCCAACGGGAAGCCGCCGCCGCCGCCATAGACCTGCATCCAGTGGGCAAACGGGGAGGCATTATAGCGGCCAATATCTAAGTAGGTGCTGCTCACCTGAAGGCGCAAGTTGGCGACGGCGGTATCAGCGGCGAGACTGGGATTGCCGCCCACCTCAACGATGTGCGTGCGGGCAGTGGGGCTTAATGTTCCAACGCCGACGTACTTGCCGTTATTCGGATTCAATGCCAGCGGGTCGCCGTGCACGCCGAATGAGCGGAATGTCGCCGTCGCGCGGTCGTACGCAAAGATGTGTCCGGCGTTGGACGCATAATAAATTTCGACGCCGCTGCCGGAAGTCGGAGCCGTTCCTAAGCCCTGCACGCGAACCAAGCCCGTGTTGGAAAGTTGATACCCCGCCGCGTTGATGTTGCTCGTCCACGGTGTCTGCGAGAGGGCGCTATCGATTATGACATTGCCCAGGTGGTGGCCACCGCCGTCCACGTCGCCACCCCAATGCTCGATGTCGCCGCGTATCTTGTTCAGGTCCGACCCTGAAACGACCTCGCCATCGGTCCAGTCGTTGGGGAACGTCCAGGACATTGGTCTACCTCGCCCGCGGGTCGCGCTTCGTCAGCGTGGAGAAGTCGTCGGAGATCGCCCCATCTTCCCAACCACGCGACTGCACCAGCATCGCCATAGCGCCCTGCCTTTGTGCGGTGGCGCCGATCAGTTCCTTTCGCGCCAAGTCCAGTTGCTCCTGGAGATCGTAGACGCGCGCCTTGACAGACGCCTCGTAGCTGATGGCTTGTGCCGCCAGCTTCCGCTCCTGGGGATTCAACTGGTAGACGGTTTCGAGCGAACCCGCGCTCTCCAGCGGCGGCCACCCATTTACTTTCACGTTCTTCTGGGCGATGTCCGCTTCATTCATGCAGTTTTCTCCTGCGTATTGCCCTCGCCCGACGCTTCGGGCACTGGGCCGATAATCTGCTGCATCGGTCCACTGGCCCGCTCCCCGACCCCGGTGAAACTGACACCGCCGAATGGCAGCGGACGCATCACGCCATTGATCTTGGCGCGGGCCTTCACCAAGTGAAACACCTCATTCCAGAATGCCTCCTGGTTGTCGTCAAAGATGGCCTGGAAGATGTCGGTCGCTAACTGGGTATCCTCTTCGACGCCACCCCCATCAAGAAGGTACGCACTGAACTGCGCCCACTGATCAGCGTCGAGCCTGTACGCCTTCATCGGGTGGTCTTTGGCCAGCTCGTCGGCGCGGGCCTTGGAGAGCCGATGCTGATGCAGCAGGGCGCGGGCCTCGCTCGGGTCCAGGCTGGCAAGCAGCATCGCGGCGTCTTCGTAAGGCGTGCTCATATCAGTCGCAGATAAGCCCGTTTCTAACCGGCTTGCTCCCAGCCGCCGTTGTGACCGTGCCGTTATGGCCGATGAAAGTTGCGCCCGCAATGAACTGGGCGAGGCGGATGCCGGTGGAATCGGAGAAGTCGATGACAAAGGCGTGATAAGAGTCGGCGTGTCCAATGGCAATCTGGCCCACACCCGATCCACCGTGAGTCATCCGAACCGAGAGGCCGTTGTTGGCGAGGCGCAGAACCTGCCCACCCGAGCCCCCGACAAGCTGGGCGAAGTCCTGCCCATAAACCCCGCTGTAGACGATCCCCTGTGCGCGAAAGACGCCCGTATTCGAACCATCGGCCCCCGTGCTAACCTCCGCCGTGCCGTCGTTTGTGACTTGGCTAAGGACCGGCTGCATCACCACGTCATCCACGTCCCAATACCCTGGCTCCGATGCGCCGGTAGCGATTCGGAGGATGCCGAAGGCGGCATTGGCTGGGACGGTCACGTATCCGGTGATCGCCTTGGCTGACCACGCGGAGAGATAGGCGCTCGCCATGCCGACCGTGGTGGTGGAGATGAACCCCGAACTGGAGTTGAGCCAATCGACGTACAGGTTGAGATTGTGGTTGGTCGAATGGTTCGAGGAGCGCAGCGCGACCGAGAGATAAATTTTCGCGCCTGCGATCACTGAGACGGTCTGGGTAATCGATGTGCTGAAGCCAGTGAGCCGGGTATAGCTGCTTCCCGATGAGCCGCCATCATTCCGGCACTCGATGGACGCCCCGGCATTCCACCCGGCGTTCCAGCCTGACAGGTATCCCGTCCCGGCCCTCGCGCCGGATTGAATCCAGAAGCCGGGAACGTTGTAGAGGAAGCTCCAGTTCGCGAGCATCGAGATCGTCGGGTTGGAGTTCTGGTCGTTGCCGGGGTTGGTCACCTGATCCGCTCCCGGCGGTAGACCGACGAGCAAGCGGTAGTAGGTGAGTCCTCCCGGCCACGGGACCACTACAGCGCTGGAATCCCCCGTGAATGGCGGCTTCGTTCCGTCGCTGTTTCGGGACCGCGCATACACGCGAATCTCCAGGTAAGCATTGGCGACGGCAGGGTAGTTGATGTCGAGGTGATGCTCCTGGAGCTTGCCGTCATTGCCTGAACCGTAGTGATCCTGCCAACCACTTGTGTTCAAAACATTGCCGGGGTTGATCGGGTTCCCGGCGCTGTCCACCCACATGACCCACCACTGATACCAGAAAGCCGCAGGATCGAGAGTGCCCGCCGTCTGGATTTTGAATACCACCCGCGCGTAAGGGCCGTTGATGCCGCGGCCCATGAAGATGTTGTCCTTCGTCGGCGCGTCCCCCCACTGATTCGTGATCGATAGCGTGGCAAGCGGCGCCGTGGGAGGCCCAATCGCCAGCGTCAGCGGGTTGCTGGCGACGGCGTTCGACGGTGGCGATGCAGACGATGTATAGCTTCCTGGCGCGAGCTTGGCGCGGAAGGTGCTGGTCCCGAGCGGGATGATGGTGACGAGGTCCTGGTGCGTGGCATTGGTGAACGGATAGACGCCGATCCAGGTATAGCTCGCGCCGTCGTTGTACGTGAACCAGATCGTCGCCGTCGTCGCCCCTTCCTGCGATCCCGCCGTGACGCGAATCGTGGTGTAGGTGCTTCCGCCGGGAGGGTTCTGATACCGCGCTCCGATTTCGGCTATCGATACGGTAAGGACTACGGCCCCGACAACCACCGTCGCGCTGGCGGTGATGCCGACGATGATGTTGTTCAGTTGGAACGTGGCGAGGTCGGGCGCTACTATGCCGGCGACCGCGTAGATGACGACGTTGGTCTGAGCAGCCGGCGTAATCAATCCGAAGGTGTGCGGACTGGTGATGCCGTCCATATTTCCGGAGAACAGAATGAGGCCACTTCGCTGCAACACGTCCGAGAAGAAAATGGGAGCACTGGTGAGAACGCCGTTGATGTAGGCGATCAGCCGGTAGCCCCATGCCGGCGGCCGCGGGTTCGGCACTGTCGAGAGGTCGACGGTGACGCTGATTGGCGTCTGCATCCGGTTGTTGACGACCTGCGGAGTCCCAGCGGTCGCGGTCAGCGAGGTCACCGTGTAGGGGGTGATGTTCACCGCCGACTCCGGCTTGTCGATATCGAGAGGGAGGATGTTGACCACCCAGGAGGGAGTCGCTCCAGGCAGTCCGTTTCGGATAGGAGCTGGATCGTAGCTCGGGCTGAACGCCACGATCATCACGCGGACATTCATCGTGCTGTTGGTGGTGATCGCGACGTTGGCGATACGCGCCCGCACAATTTGACTTGGTTGCTTGTCGTAGGGATGCTTGCCGAAATCGCGAGGGAGCCAGACGCTCGCCGTTCGGTCCTCTCCGAGCTTCCCGCCGCCAGCGCGGAACGTGAAATCAATAGCCGCCGACCCGTCGGGCACCTCGAGCCAGAGATGGACGCCCGCGTAAACGCCAACAGGCGAGGGTGGCGTCACAGGGATCATCAGCTCAAAGGCGCATGATTCGCCAGACCCTAACTCCGTATTCGGTAGCCAGCGGTAGGAGATCACGCCCACGGTAGGCTGGCCTGGCTGGTCGATCACGTCGGGCGGGATGGCTTCGATCGCGTCCTTGATCTCCTCGATATCTTCGACGATGCCGGCCAGCTCGTCGGTGTGTGAGTTGATCCGCTCGCCCGACCGCCGCCAGAACTCATACCATTGCTTGCCGGTCTTCAAGCGCTGGGAGCTGTCGGATTCGTTCAGGTCTGTGCGGATCGGTGGAATCTGGAGCTTGTCCATCAGGCAATCTCCGACGGCGTGGCCTCGAGGAAGGCATCCACCAGCGCAACTTTGCCCCTCCCTTGCACACCGACACGGTAGACGCGATCGCGCGAACGGCCGAGACGCCGCCAGACGATGCGCTTGTTGTAGTCGCCCGGCAGACCGGAAGTCTGAGTCACGGTTCGTCCCGTGGGGAATGTGTGCCCGCGGTCTGAACTCCAGTCGAGCGCGACGAGCATCTCTGGGTTCGGCGCAACGACTGTGCCCGTCTCCATGAATAGCTCGAAGCGGTGGTGGAACAGATACTTGTCTTCGTCGAGCAGATGCGGAAACGCGCGGAGGTATTGGATGACGACGCCGTCGTCGTCGTAGAAGTTCAGGCTCTGCTCGTACAGCTTGCCAGTCGAGGGGTCGCCGACGATATGCTTGCCGCCCGCGCCCCACTCGGGGATGAAGGCGTGGAACCACGGCTGGTAACGGGCGAATACGTGAGTCGCCGGGTTGAACGCTTTGCGCTCATGCCAGAGCTTCTCGGTCACGTCGTAGACCCAGGTCTGCTGCTCTGCCCAGAAGTTGATCACCCAGAAAAGATGGCCGGCGTCCAGGTAGGGATATGAGACGGCGTCCCGCGCGTTGAACCCCGGCGCGTTCCACTGCTGCTCCTGCGCGAACGTCGAGATGCGCTGCGGCTGGAGACCCTGCGCCTGGTACGCCACCGTCTGGCCCTCTGCGCCGCCGGCCAGAGCGCAGACCGTCGTTCCGACCGAGCACGGCGCATACGTCGCGACGGACCCGCCGTTGATGTAGGCGCCGGCGTCGCGCTGAAAAGGAAAGTTGGGGTCGCCGACGTTCGACCAGATCTCGGTGGTTTCCGTGCCCAGCAGCCAAAGCTCCTCGTGATCGCAGAGGATCGAGCGGATGTAGTCGGAGTGGCCCTCTTTGACCCCGAAGTCGAGCGGATGCCATACGGTGAAGTCATTCAACTCGCTGATGTTGAACTGCCGGCCGGGATCTTCCGGCTCCACGGCTTTTCCCGACCGGCTGCGGCGCCTGCGGCTCGCGGCCATTCCCGGTCCCGGTGGGTTCGGCGGCCGGTTGACGATGCCATAGCCGTCGAGGAATCCGCCGGTGACGCCCGTCACCTGGTCGCCCGAGCGCGGGACGCTGTATGGCTGGTCCGTTCCGATCGGAACGGGA